TCAACAAACAAGTCACAGAATCCGGGGCCGAGGGACAATGGTTGGATGGTGACAATGTTAGATTTAGATACGGTACTCCGGAAAAAATAGGTGGTTGGACACAATTAGGTGACGACAAACTAACCGGTGCAGCTAGAGCTATTCATCATTGGGACGATAACGCTGGTATTAAATACGCAGCTATAGGAACTAACAGAATTTTATATGTATATTCTGGTGGAGTATATTATGACATACACCCTATTAGAGCAACACTAACTGGTGCTACTTTTACAAGTACAACAGATCAAAATATAATTACAATTAATTGCAGCAGTCCACATGGCTTAGTTGACCAAGATATTGTAATGTTAGACAGTGTGACTGTTCCTGCATCATCTAGTTTTGATGCTACTAATTTTGAAGATAAAAAATTTATGGTAACAGCTGCACCTACAACTACAACTTTTACTATTACACTAGGATCTACAGAAACTGGTACACCAATGAGTGCTGCAGGATCAACTTCTGTTTTATGTTATTATCATGTAGGGCCATCACAACAACTAGGAGGTTTTGGTTGGGGTACAGGTCTATATGGTGGAACAGCTTTAGGAGCAGCCACAACTACTTTAGCAACAGCTATAACAGATACCATTACTACAACTGTTGTATTATCCAATACAGCAGCTTTTCCATCATCAGGAGAAATTAGAATTGGAACAGAAGATATAAGTTTTACAAATAACAATACCTCTACAAACACTTTAAGCGGAGGAGCAAGAGGAGCCAATGGAACTACAAAAGCAACACATAGTGGTGGAGCAAGTGTTACAAACATATCAGATTTTGTTGCATGGGGCGACCCATCTAATGCTGACTTTACTATTAATCCTGGTCTATGGGTTCTTGATAACTATGGTACAAAATTAATTGCACTTATTTATAATGGATCTTGTTTTGAATGGGATGCTTCTCTTTCAAACGCAACATCAATTAGAGCAACACTATTACCTAACGCACCTACTGCATCACGTCATGTTTTAGTATCTACACCAGATAGACACTTAGTATTTTTTGGTACAGAAACTACAGTAGGTAACACGGCTACGCAAGATGCTATGTTTATAAGATTTTCAGATCAAGAAAGTATTGATCAAACCGATTCTTATACAGTTAAAGCAAATAATACCGCAGGTACACAAAGACTTGCCGATGGTTCTAAAATAATGGGAGCTATTAAAGGTAGGGATGCAATCTACGTTTGGACTGACACTGCACTGTTTCTTATGAAATTTGTAGGTCAACCATTTACTTTCTCGTTTGAACAAGTAGGAACTAACTGTGGATTGTTTGGTAAAAATGCTTGTATAGAAGTTGATGGTTCTGCATATTGGATGTCTGAGAATGGTTTCTTTACTTACGATGGTCAATTAAAATCTTTACCATGTCTTGTAGAAGACCATGTTTATGATGATATTAACGCTGTATCTAGAGACCTTATCAATGCAGGTTTAAATAATTTGTTTGGTGAAATAAGTTGGTTTTATTGCACAGCTGCATCAGACTCTGTTAACAGAATGGTTACTTATAATTACTTAGATTCTAATCCTAAACGTCCTATTTGGACAACAGGTACTTTACCTCGAACAGCGTGGCAAGATTCTGCAGTATTTGATAAACCACACGCAACATTTTATGATTCAACAGACAACGCCTCTACCGAATGTATTGGAAATACTGATGGTATTACTATATACTATGAACAGGAAACAGGGACCGATCAAATTAATGCTGGTGGTGTAACAACTGCTATTATAGGTACAATTACGTCTGGTGATTTTGACATTACACAGAAACGAGCCTCTAGTGGAGCTGTTGTAGGTATGCCAGACCTTAGAGGAGATGGTGAATTTATTATGAGAATACAAAGATTTATACCAGATTTTATTTCACAGACAGGTAATACGAGAGTTAGTTTTGTAACAAGAAACTATCCAAATAGTTCTGCAACCACAACAAATTTTGATATTAATTCTACTACAACTAAAAAAGATACACGACTTAGAGCTAGATCTATTGCTATTAAAGTTGCCAACACTACAACTAATGAAGATTGGAAACTTGGTACATTTAGATTAGACATTGCACCGGGAGGTAGGAGATAATGGCAATAGGACCAAGTTTTTATAATGAAGCAGATCAAAAACTATACTCAGAAGGTTCACTATTTTTACCTCAAGAACAATACAGATTAAGTTTAGGTAATAATAATCAAGTTAATAAATTAGATTTTAGTAATTTATCTAACTCTGGAATAATGTCTCAAGCACCAGCTCCATATATTTATCCACCAATTAATCAAGGTGGAGGTGGGGGCGATGGTCCTCCTACTGGACCTGCCGTAGATAATTCACAATTTGATTATGAATTTGATGCTTTAGGTGGTGTACCTAATTCTGACAATGTTGGTTTAACAGAAGAAGAACAAGAAGACTTAGATAATGTTAAAAGTGCAAATGTAGGTTTAACAGGTGCAATGAAAGCTGCATTTGCTTTAAATACTTTAGGACCTTTTGCAGCAATGCACTCACTTTCTAAATCTCAAAAAAAAGCAGAGGACGCTGCTATTGAAGCAGCGACATATGGTAAGGCACATAGATATGACGGTAGAAGTAATGAATATGGTACTCACACTTCAACTATGACTAATGCACAAGCCCAAGCCAATCAAGATAGAGGAAGAGGTAATACAGGAAATACAGGTGGTTTTTCAAGTTCTGAACGTGGAGCAGCAATGCATGGAGCAGATGGCGGAAGAGTAGGATACTTCTTTGGTGGTAGAGTAAACTATAAATCTGGTGGTAGGGTTAGCTTTAAAAACGGAGGACTAGCAGGTTTATTATAATGGCAAAGATAGTAGAATCATTAACTAGAGCAGAACCAGAATACAGCCAAAGAAATATACAATCTTTGGTTAGAGACCTTGACTCTGTAATTACAAAATTAAATAGTACATTTCAAGATGAAGTTAAACAGGAGATAGAAGCTAAAAGTTTCTTTTTAGAATAATGGCAGTAGTAAACCAATACAAATTTTACGGCAAAACAACAACAGCTGCAGAGACTGTATCAATGCTTTCTCCAGCTGTTAACGAAACATACATTGTTAAATCATTAAGAGTTACAAATAAATCAGGTTCTAATACACCAACAGTGACTATTAAAAATAATGCATTTGAGATTGTTAATACACAATCACTAGTAGCTGCTACAAGTATTGAGATATTGACTTTACCTTTAATTGTAGAAGGCGGGACTGTGCTATCTTACACTACAGCAGGGACCGTATCTGATGGTGTAGTGTTTGGTATTAGTTATCTTAATATATTAAAGGAGAAAATAGACTAATGGAAATAAAACAAGCAAAAGTAGAGACAACTTATAGACATAAAAAAACTGGTGAGCTTTTTAAGGAAAGAAAAGACTGGGAAAACAAAGGTTTTAAAAACGAAGAGATGGCACAAGACGTAAAAGTTATAATGCCTACTCTTGATTTGTTCTCAAAAACCAAGTAAACATAGGGATTAAGGTAAAATTATGGCAATATCTAGAATGCAACAACCAAGACAACAGTATGGATTAGGGAGTATCGTTAAGAAAGCGGTACGAGGCGTTAAGAAAATTGCTAAAAGTCCTATAGGTAAAGCAGCTATTGGTGGTGCATTGGCATTTGGTATACCTGGAACAGGTATAGGTGGTTGATTTGGTAGAGCTAGTTTTGGTGGAGACGCCATGGGTTTACTAGGATCAAAAGGAATAGGCGCTACTTTCGGTGCAGGTAGAGCAGCACTTGCAAATAGGTTTGCCTCTCCTATGTTAAGAGGTCCAGCAGAATTAGGTAAAAGTACTAGAGGAGGTATGTTTGGTAAGTTAGGAAAATTTGCAGGAACATTAAATCCTTTTGGTGATACTTTTAGCGGTAAGAATGCTTTTCTTACAGCCGGAGCTGGTTTAGTTGCAGCACCGTATTTAATGAATAAATTTGCTCCTGAAGAAGTTGAAGAAGAAGTAGAAGATGTAATGGATGTTGGTGCTATTAGACAAAGTGCAAGAGATTATTACATGGGACTTGGTGGAAAAAATTTAGCATTCATGCCACAGAAACAATACGTACAGAAAAATTTTTATCAACCAAACGCAGATGGCGGTAGAATAGGATATGCTAATGGGATGATGGTTGAAGATGAAGAAGAAGAATTTATAAGATCAGGTGCTGGTCAAAGATTTAGACCACAACAAACATTTTTAAACATGGGTGGTGGTGCAGGTAATGCACAAGCAGAACAAATGCTTATGGCAGAATTTGTTAAATACAAAAACAAAGGTGGTACTTTATCTTTTGAACAATTTGTAAAAGCAGTAATGCAACAGCAACAAGCACCTGAAGGTGCAGGCATGGAACAACCAGAACCTGTTATGATGGCAGCTAATGGAGGACCTGTACCAGATTCAACAGTTGCAGGATAC